CCAAGGTATTACATGGCACACAAAGATGACCAGTTTAAATACTGGACATCCTACCGTACCGATTCTGGGGTAGAACGTGGAATAGCAAACCAACCATACCAAAATCAATATTACATAGACGACACAGCTCCATTTATAGTATATAAAAACCAGGTCCCAGCAAATAGAATTGTAGTAAAGATGCAGACGAATGTTGGGGACATCGACTTAGGTCCATTCTCCAATCTATCCTCTCCCTATCCAGATCCATTTTATGGATATCAAAATCAGACTACTCCAGCAAAGTGGAAAGTTCAATACCTCTCTGGAGATAGCTGGATTGATGCACTATCGTTTGATGTGAACTCATCCAGGACTGATGGAACAGCAATTATCAAAAGTGATGGCTACATTGAGATATCCTATGGGCTAATCATTCCAGAACAATACAAAGATATATTCGTAAAGTCTGGGGGCTACTCTTCAGAATCCTTATTGCCACAAATCAGTTTCTTGGGTTCTTCGTACTTAGTAAAAAAATCTGCAACAGATGTAGGTAGGTATTATGTATGGAGCGGTACTTCTTATGAGACATTTACTCCGATTTACGGCTGGTATTTACAAGAGCAAGACATGAATGAGAACACTGCACTTGTTTCAGAAATGACAAATCCAGAAACATACCTGGATGAATCAAACGGAGAGATAAGAAATACAGAGTTTCAGTATCTATCTGGTCTTCGGGTAGTAGTAGATACTATGAATGTTCAAGATTCAACATTTGATCTTATAGAGCTATCTCCAAGATTAAAGACAGACCTTTCTGAAAAAACTGTGTCATTTCAAATTTCTAAAAATGCCTCTGATCTTGGCATTAGCGGTATGCCAGTAGGTCAGCTTCTGGCATCTACTGGATCAATAGAAATCTTTGACTATGATAATGCTTTTATTAAAGAAAATTCAAATAGCATAGTTTCTAGTTTTATATCAAATAATTTTCAAATTAAATTTTATGAAAAAATATTTCTGCCATCAAAACTGGTGAGATATGTGCCAGTCAAAACAATGTACTCTGACGGATTTCCAAAAGCCAACGCCAATAATAGGTCTATTAATATAAACCTAAGAGACCTATTCTTTTACTTCGAGTCAACTAATGCTCCACAGGTATTAATACAGAACGCCTCTGTTAGCTATGCCGTATCTCTTATAATGGACTCAATAGGATTTGCTAATTATAAATTCTTAAAAGCATCTGAAGAATCAGAGACTGTTATTCCATATTTTTATGTTGGACCAGATATGACGGTAGCTCAAGTTCTTAATGATATAGCAATCTCAACTCAAACAGCAATGTTCTTTGATGAATACAATAACTTTATCATGATGAGCAAAGAGTATATGATGCCAGAAGAATCTACCAGAGATGTAGATTTAACGCTATTTGGATCAAAGGACTTTATAAAAGATGAAGCTTACACAAACAAGCAGACATCTGCGTACCTTGCAAACATTGAAGAGGTTACCTCTCAGGATAACGAAGTTTATAATGATGGAAAAATAAACTATACATCTAGATATATTCAAAGATCAGTGGGAACCATTCAGCAAGCGTCACTTCTGGATGAGGAAAAATTTTGGACATATAAGCCAGCACTTCTTTGGGAGGTCACCGGAACTGAAGCTACTAAGTCTCAAAACGATCAGTCAAATACTCAATCAAGCTATGTGCTTTCGGCTATGCCATTAAACTCTGACCTTAGCCAATTAGTTCCACAGGTCATAAATAGGCAAGTGGTTAATAACGTAATTGATTTTGGAGAGGGGATTTACTGGTTGAGCAGGTATAGGGGCTATTTCTATGCAAACTCAGAAGTAGTAAAATATGATGCAATTCAGTTTAACATTTCTGGTACTGGTAATGTTTGGATATCTAGTACACAAGAATATCAAAAATACTTTTCAACAATTCCATTTAATGGAAAGCTGTACCCCACTGGCCTAGTAAGAATATACTCTGAGCCTAGTTTTGAGGTTATAGATGAAACCACTTACCTTTCAAATGGCGCTGTCGTAAAGCATGGCAGGGGGCAATTCGGAACTGAGATTGTTTCTCATACAGCTGGAATAGATCCTTATTGGTATGATAATGACAACGTGCGAGGATGTACCATGTCATCATCACACCTTTTTTCCAATAACCCTGTTCCCACTACAGAAATTGGGGCAGCTGGGATTAACAATATTCTTGCAACAAAGACAACAAGGAATAGCATTATCCATAACTTTATGAGCAGTTCCTTTATTAACGAGAATACAGCAAACAATCTTTATTCTACTCAGAAAGGTTCTGTACAGGCATCCGCCCTAATCATGAATGGTCCCAGATTTAACACCACAGAATCCCCCCTTGATTTTATTTCATATGTACATAAGCCACTAACAAATAAGTTTAAGCACTTCGGAACAAGGATGAGGATAATCGGAAAGATTGAAAACAATGAAAATAGAGGTCAGACCCCAGTAGGAAGTACTTCATACTACGAAGCTCCTGGCGCAACCCCAGCTAATAATATTAATATTGGTGGAGCTTCTGGCGGACTGGCCGTAATGATTAATCCAGAAACAAACAACGGATACTATTTTGAGCTGATAGCCTTGACAGACATTGACGGAACCACGCAGGATACTGGACCAGATATCTTTAACTTAGTGTTTTATAAGATAGAAAAGAAAGTCGGAGCTTCTTCAGCCATACCAGTAAAGCTGTGGACTGGACTTGCGAATATTATAGCTGACAGCGGAAGCTTCGTTGGTCAGTCTCGTATGGTTGGCGAGACAAACTCTACCGTATATGACGTCGCAGTCGAATATCAAAACTTTGGAACATCTAGAAGATTTTATTTATATATAAATAATAAGCAGGTTGCAACGGTAGATGACCCTAGCCCACTGCCAGAATATAACAACATGGGATTATTCGTAAGAGGTTCTGCAAGGTGTATGTTTGAAAACATATATGCCATTGCAAACAACTACAGCCAAAACACAATATTTGCACTCGACACTCCAGTAAGCTCAGTGTTTGATGACGACGAAGTCCTTGTTAGCGAATCATTTAGAAAATATTCTATGAGCGGTATCGTAAAGCAAACCTATCTCTCTGGTGTTAGCTCATCAGAGCCGCCGAAATACAACATGTACTTTGATGAGTTTGGAACTATTATGCGAGAGGCCTCTTACTTTAATGTAAGATACGATAAGGCTTACCCTGCATTGTACGCAAAGCTTTCTCCTACTTATAACAGCATAAAGGGCTATACTGTATCTGGCTTCTTAGCTGGGGCATACGGTGCAGAGTTCTTAATATTTAATGCCACAGATACAGCTTTAAGCCTAGATGAAAGTAGCGGAAATTATCTTAGGATTCAGGGTGTTACATTCACACAGGAGTCAGTCAATGAATTAAGTGTGGATGAATATTTTTCTAGAAAGAGTGACTTTTCTAATATAGACTTTGTTCCTACTAGCACCATATCTTCTCCATCTGTAGCCAAACAACAGTACCAAGACATTAAATTCAGTCGCATGACCCATGGCAAGAAAGAGTTTTCTCTACAGGCGCCATACATTCAAAGCCAGGATGATGCAAATAATCTTATGGGGTGGATGATATCTAAAATAATGAAGCCAAGAAAATCTTTAGGAATCAAAATTTTTGCAATGCCGATTATTCAACTTGGAGACATCGTAAAGATAGACTATACAAATAAAGATGGGGTATCTGAAATTACAAACCCATCAAGCAGGTTTGTAGTGTATAGTATTGAGTACGACAGGTCATCTGCTGGACCATCTATGAACGTATATGTTAGCGAGGTTGTGTAGTGGTAAACCCAACACCAATGATTCCAGAGTCTACCGCAAGCTCTTCAGAATTAGGGATTAGAGTAGCGAGTCCCGACATCATTCTTATTGACAACGAAGCTCTATCGATAGAGCTTATGACAAACTTAGTCTTTGAAAATATCGGTGGCAGAGAAATTCTAAGCATTTCCAGAAGCGACACCGTAAATGGACAAAGTATAATTTATCAACCAATATCAAATTTAGCAAACATCAACCTAAAATATAATCCACTAAACATAATTGCCCTGCAGAATACAGCAGATAACTTATTTAGAAGCTTCGCCATTGAGCTCGGAGATCATGTTCCAATAGTGGGGTCTGGCCCTGACGGTACATTTGTATATTCAGAAATTGGCACAGGCAACCTAGTCGTTGATCTTATTGCGTTAGATCCAGAATACGAAGTAGAAATTCAAGTTCTTGCGTCTGGAGAGATTCTAGATGATACAATATATTAAGGATTATTATGATAACAAATACTGGTAAAAACATTCTTGCTAAATATCTGGTTGGGCAGGCACCAGCTTACGCCTCTTATATTGCTGTAGGCTGTGGCCCACAAGCTGTAGATAGAGATCTCGGAACCTTTGGAGATTATTCTTCAAAAAACTCTTTAGACTTTGAGATGTTCCGTGCACCAATTATTTCAAGAGGATACGTAAACGAAGATGGAATAGATAAAATCGTTCTTACTGCAGAAATGCCTACAGAAGAAAGATATGAAATTACAGAAATTGGAATTTTTTCAGCTGGGGCAAACCCATCAGCTTCAAACGTTGACAGTCGTCTTTTGTATGGATTTACTCAAACAGAGAACTGGGAATACCACTCTGAAACGCTTGCCGAATCTATTGAAAGTATTTATAGTCCCCTAGATGGCGTTAACAATGACAACATTATTATTGGTGAATATGACCTATATAATAGTGGAACTCCAAAAGACTATCCAGTATTTCAAACAAATGCAGATAACAGAATCTTTACACTAGAAGACAGAGTTCTTAGAAACGAAAGATGCAGGTTCTTAAATAACATTATTATGATGCGTGGAAACACTTCAGACATTTCCGTGGGGCTAGATGGAAGGCTTAATGTAGATTCTGGGAACCACATTCATCTTAATGGGATCAACACATCTATTTTTGATAGGCAAGCCCCGACAGATGAAATCAGGTTTGCTTTTTCTTTAGTTAATAAAGATGGCGGGTCTTTGCAGACGCCAGATGAGGTTAGAGTAATCCTTGAGTTCGCATCTGGTGAAGGAGCATCGGTGGAGGACTATGAGTCAGCAAGGTTTGAGTTTGTTTTAGAGAATGGAACTGAACCAGGACAATTTGATTTTTCAAAAAATAGATATTTTGTTGTAACTAAGCAGTTACAAGAGCTATTTAAAAGCTCTAACTTTTCATGGACAGCAATGAACCTAAGTAAAATATACGTTTCTGTTGTTGATGATGGCTCTCCATCCGAAGAATACTACATAGCAATTGACGCGATAAGAGTTGAAAATGTAACAGCTCAAAATCCATTATATGGTTTAACTGGATATTCTGTAGTTAAAAGTATAGACGCTCTTCCATTAATTAAGATAGCCAATACTACAAACTACATTGAGTTTAGATTTGCGATAGGCATAGAGTAATGGTAGACAGAGGAATCAAAAAGGCAAAAGTTCTAGAGCGGAACCTTCCAGACATCATACCTACACTGCAAGGATATCTTGTTAGGTATAGAATTGTATCAGAGGACCGAAACAGGTTGTCACACTGGTCTCCTATATTTTTAGTTCAACCAGAATACACATTTGTTTCTGGAAATACTTCGCTAGGAAAATCATTAAATCATGTTGATATAGTTTGGGATTCTGTCATAATTGAAAAAGATGGGGCATATATCAGGAAAGCAAGAGATTATGATGTTTGGCTTAGGTGGGACAAGGGGGATGGTGGAGACTGGATCTATGCAGAAAGAGTGCAGCAAAATTCAGCAACGTTTATTATTCCAAATACTTATTTCATTGAAGGGATAGATCAATCGATCAAGCCAGATGTGCTTACAGTAGAATTATTCCTAAAGGGAAGACCAATAACAAGGGGCCTAGACTTTTTAAAAGTTTATACTATTGGACCAGAAGCAGTTTAGGTGCTATAATAGGAGAACTATGGCAATTATACCACTACCAGAAAGAGGTCAACCACTTGACCTCACATATATTTATCAGATAGCAAATGCAATTAATAACATTTCTACTCAGGTATCTTCCTCGACATACAAGTATGTGACGATTGATACCCCTAGTAATGGCAAGCAGAGCCTAAACAACTCTGAGACAAGAATGATCGCTGCCTACAAAGAAGTCGTAAATAATACGACTGTCAATGCTGGAAATGAAAAATCATTCGAGTACTTCATTGAGCCAGAGCTAAAGTATCCACCAATCGTAACAGCAACACCAATAAACATTGCTGATACATCTGCTGGCAAAAATGTAAGCGTAATCCTTAAAAGCGTAACTACTTCTAGGGTGGAGGGTGTTGTTAGGTTTAACTCTAGCGGAGATGCCTCGGTAGCTGTCAATATTATTATTATCGGCGTACCAAGCTAGTCGGTTAATTTTGGCACCGAATCCAAAACGTGGCTATAGAACTCGAGAAGAGTACAACGAGGCTCAAATTATTCCTGGCAATAAAAAGGTTTGGTTTTTAAATGGAGATCTTGTAAGATCTCATCACATAAATAGAGCAAATGGAATAATGTCTGTTTATAACATTATTCATGATAGGATTGAAAGCTGCTTAGTTTTTGATTTTAAAAGAAACAGGGAGCGAGCCTACACAGTGGGAGAGGCGGCTGATCTGGTAAATAGGCACAAGAAGTATATGCCACAGCTTATGAAGCGTGAAGTGATCCCCCGTCCGACAGGCTCTCAAAAAGGAGGGGCAACTGGATGGCAAGTAAGAAGTTATTATTCAGAGTCGCAAGTTAGAGAGATTCGTGATATACTTGCTTCCTACTCTATGGGGAGACCTAGGGCAGATAAGCTTATAACAAATAACATAACTCCATCTCCACAAGAGTTGACTAGAAGGATGGGGGATGGTATACTAACTTATACAAGAACAGAAGACGGAAGATTCATCCCAGTTTGGGCAGAGAGCATTTAAGAGAGAGAGAATGGTCATGAATAACGAAGACACTAAGGTAACAGTCGGCTTGGGGTATACCCTCAACCTAGGAAACTTTCAATCCTTGAGAGTGGACATTAGCGTTGCAGACAGCAAGCGTGATGGAGAAAACACAGAGCAAGCTTTTGATCGTGTCTACGCATTCGTAGAAGAGAAGCTGTCTGATAAGGTTCGAGAAGCCTCGTCTGAACTAGACAAGTAATGGCTGATCGCAAGGAGAGATTCTCTTTGCTCAGCCGATACGGCAAGTATCATACTGCACGGTATGAGCAGAGACCTCAAATCAATTTAAACGTAGAACAATGGGCAGCAGACGCTCTAGTAGAGTCTTATACCTTAGAGTATTGCTACGACCTGCTACAATACTATTTCGAAGTAGCCCAAAATCCAACATGGAAATATTTTGCCAACTACGCACATGACATCATTTCTAAGCGTGAAATATACAAGCAAGATTTATCCGAGAGACAGCAGCGAAGAGCTGCAGCAAAGAAGTGGTTGAGTGAATAACGTAGAGTCCAAACTAATATCTGCAGTCCTAGAGGATAAGCAGGTGCACGTTTTGTTACAGGCAAACGTGGACAACCTTCTCCGTACCCATAAAGACATCTGGGAGTTCATACGAACCTACTCTGAGAGGAATGGGTCCGTACCTCCAACTTCAATACTTGTAGAAAAGTTTAGGGACTTTCAGCCTGTCCCAGGAATCGGAACCACCAAGTATCACTTGGAAGAGTTGCAGGCAGAGTATCTTAATGATAGCCTAAAGGACATGATCCGCACGGCAGCATCAGATATTCAAAATGGCGAAGGCGTCAAGGTATTGGAGTCATTAATTACTGATACCTCTGCCCTAAAGAAAAACACCTCTGCCATCAGGGACATTGATGCCACAGACATCGAAGACGCTGTTGCCTATTACGAGCATGTCCAAAAGCAAACCGCTCTTGGAGTACAAGGTATTAGAACGGGGCTTCCCGGATTTGACAACTATTTACCAGCAGGAATTACTGCAGGACAGCTGGGGGTGTTCCTTGCTTATCCCGGTATTGGTAAGTCTTGGTTGTCCCTATACTTTGCGGTACAGGCCTGGAAGCTCGGCAAGACTCCTATGGTAGTAAGCCTAGAGATGAGCGAGACAGAAGTTCGTAACCGTGTATTCACAATTATGGGAGAGGGACTCTGGTCTCACAGGAAGCTCTCTGCAGGCGACGTAGAGGTAGAGGATCTCAGGCGTTGGCACAAGAGCAAGCTAGAGGGTAAGCCAGAGTTTCACATCATATCGAACGACTCTGGTGGAGAGGTAACGCCCTCGGTCATTAGGGGTAAGATCGATCAGTATAAACCAGACTTTATTATTGTTGATTACCTACAGCTTATGTCTCCAAACCAGAAGTCTGATAACGAG